TTACTACAATAGCTGTCGTATCATTTATATCAGTTGTTATTATTTGTTCTCTTAATGGAGTAATATCCTGATTGTTAGTTCCAGGTGTTACAGTCATTTTAATATATGTTTTTCCATCAGAAATTATATAAGGAGTAAAACTATTTAAAATAACTTTACCAGTAGTATAATCTATAGTACCGAGAATTTCTGAACCAGAAACTAATGTCATATATGTTGTTGGAATATCTACAGTCATACTATCTGTTGCACTAGTATATGTAGAACGTATTAACTTAACATTACCAAGGCTATCATCAATTAATGTATATGTAAATCCATCACTCGCCGTAAAGGCAGTACTAGTAAGTGTTCCCTTAGTTAATGTCGTATTAAACTCCATAGTATATGTCGCAGCTACTGCTAATGTCGTAGGAGTAATTTGCATTTGATATTTAATAGATGTTTTACTATTTCTAATAGAACTATTCGTATTATCAATTGCTTTAGTTAATTTAGAATATCTAAATTTCTGGTCAAACTTTTTTAAATCAGTAGTAAAATAATTTGATATAGAAGTATTGACTGATGTTTTCAATGTATCTTCATTTGTTAATAAAACAACAGGATCATAATTTACAGTAGCAGTAATTAGTAAATAATAATAAATAGGATCTACAAGTTCTGGTATAACAGTTACTACATTTGTTTTTTTAAGAATACTTGTTTTAATCGCATCTTTTGTAGTATTACTATATGATGTATTTCCAGTTGGTTTAATTGCAATATAAACTTTACCATATACAGGTGGGCTTGCTTCTTCACCACCATAAATAGTAAGAGATTCTATATCATTTCGTTCTGCCAATAAAATTGCTTTATAATCATCTTTCGTAGTTGCACGTTTCTGTGCTTGATATAATTTAGGTGCATTATTTTTTAAAGATGTAATTGATTCTGAAGCTGCACCACCAGATGCTGCTGATGCAACAGTCAATGTATAATTAGCAGATGATAAACCAGCAACAGTACCAACTGCTGTAAATGAATTAGTTTGATTTGCCGCAATACCTTTTGTAACTAAATATTCTATAAAAATAATATTACCATCTGCAAGTTGTTTTCCTACAGCACCATCACCAAATAAAATTTCAAATTTTCCTTCTTCTACTTCTTGTAAAAAATAAACTTTCTGATTAGATGCAATTGTAGTTATATCCAAAGCATTACCATCTGTCCATGTAACCACTTCAGTATCACTCGCAGAATTTTGTACTTGAATAGATATTGTTGAAGTATCAACATTCGCATTTGGAATCATAAATCGTTGAGTCGTATCTGCCAAATCAACTGTATAAGATTTATTAAGAATCTTTCCTTCTTTAATTGGTAAACTTGTAGCTGTATAAATTCCACCAATAGGAACAACTGTCGTAGCTGTTGTTGTAGTAAAAGTATAAGAAACAGCATTAAGACTTGTTGTGAATTTTGTGTCTTTTGCAATCGTAATAGAAATAGGAGAACCAGAAGGAGTGAATGTCATATTCAAATATGCCGTTGGTGCGACAACAGATTTTGGAATTACATTAAGATGTTTTGCATGAGATACAACAGATTCACGGAGTGATGCTGTATCCAAAAACATTTCATTACTTACCATGTTTGCATAGTATCCCATGTAATGAGTATTGTATGCAAGAACATCCATCAACACATCCATACCACTACCTTCAAAATCATAATCTTGAAATTGTGTTTGTGATGAAAGATAACTTTTTAAATTTGACTTAATACCATCAAATTCTAAATCTGTAACTGTTATTTTATTACTTGCCATTTATCGAATCCTCTCCAAAAACAATGAAATTTCTATTGGCTGTGGTGAATTAACTACTGTAAAGAATATAGAAACATTAAATCCATTTCTATCTAAATCTCCAGTAACAATAACATCATCAACAACTACTCTTGGTTCAAAATTTTGTATGCAATTTTTAATTGCTATTTTAATATCATGTTTGGTTTCAGGTGTAGATAAACTAAATAAATGTCGTGTCACTCCTCCATCAATCTCAGGATGAAATGGTCTTTCATATCTATTAGTTAATATAAGATTTCTAACAGATCGTTTGACAGCTTCGACATTTGTCTTTTTAACAATATCTTTAGTTACAGGATGTTTGGTAAAATCTAAATCCAGATCAGACCATGTTCGTGTATGTATTGAAAGTCCCTGTGTGTATATAACAGCCATAACTTGTTCCTTGTATTACTATTTTCTGTATGTTATAATGTATTGTAGGTTTGGTTAGGGATTAAGATATTACTTATATTAATTATCTTCTTTTCCCTTGTCCTTTATATCTTTTCCAGCTTATTCTTTTCTTCTTATTCTTTGGTCTGCTTCTAACAGAATGTCCAATAGATGTTACTTTTTTAATTACTTCTCGTTTATGCATAATGATCTCCTCATATATTTATAAGAGTTTTAGTAAATTAACCAAAAAGACCTTTTAATTTAATCTGTATTTCACCAGAGTTTACAGAAAAGCTTTTCTTTAAAGTTGCATAATCATTCCTAAAATTTTTAGTTGCAATTAGATGAAAATGAACATCGGTCGGTGAACCTTTTTTGCAGTTTACCATATACCCACCTTCACCCGGTTTGTTACCAAATTTAGTCATAACAAAATGTGCTACAATATCACCAGCCACTTTGTTTGCATTTGTAAAATTTGAACGGGATATAGATTTTATTTTTGTTTTTAAATCATCCATTGATTTTTTAATATCTACAAATAATGGATAACTAGTCTGACCAGAATAAAGATGTTTATTATTTGCAAACAAACTAAACATTGAATTATATAGTACAATAGAATCTGCTATATCAGTAACATTAAACTGAAGTAATGATTTAAAACTTTTAGCACCCTTTGTACTTTTTCCAAATGTTACAAACAAATTTGAGAATGCAAATAAGTAAGTTATTATTTCTTGACTTTTTAAATCACTTTTGAACTTACCTAATGTCATTGAGTCGTGACTTGGATATGATTTAACTTCACAGTTTTTCTTATCTAAAATTAAATCAGCTGCATCCCCACCTCTATTTTCTGCAGCACGATTCTTTTTCTTACCATAATTAAATAACCAATATAAAGATACTTCACCATTACCAACACCAGCATTTGGTTTTTTAGTAAAGAGTTTTCCAAAAGACTTATGATCTTCTTTATGAATCTTTAAAGCTCCACCTCTTGACGGAACTTTGTATTCTCCCATTACTACTTTTTCTGTATCATCTAATGTATCTTCAATAATCATATTAAAACTTTTAGCCATCTAATTACTCCACTTTAAGCCACTGCATATCTTTGCCATGTTTAACTGCATCATTCCAATCCTTATCATTTCGGAATATAGTAAACTCACCATGTGCCTGAGTATATCCAAGAACATTACCAGACTTCATTTTCTTTTTAAACTTGTCAGCAGCTTTAATAACATTACTATCCTTCATATCTGCCCAGCTCTTTACTTTTGCTTCCATAAATTCTTTATATGTTGTTTTCATTAAAGTAGTCCTTTCAGTTGTTTGATGGTGCTATTAATATTAACATGAAGAACGCCAGTCCCACCAGCACTCTCCCACTCTCTTATATTCTTCTTATGGTCATCAATCAGTATTATATCTTTACCAGCATAATTCCTCTTCTCTTTGCGCTGTACAATATTGACTTGACTTTTTGGAATGCCCAGATTATTTTGACACCATTGAGTTTTGCCCTTTATTACATTTTTGTCTTGATTACAAACGGATGGACAAGCAGATAGTATCTGTGGTTTATATGATTTGATATACTTCCAGAGCTGTTTGCCACCAGACTCCCAGCCACATTCAGCCCAGAACTCTGCACCAGTACCAGCATCACTATAAAAGAAGTCATCAATTAGTCCCTGATTCAGTTTAGGATTACCAAGATGTTTCTTGATACTACCAAGCAAATCTACTAATACACCATCCATATCACAAAATATTTTAATCATTCGTTATCCTCTAAAAACGACATAGTATTTATTGTATATTTATAAGTTTTATATCCCATTCTTTTCTCAAAAATGCAATTGTTTTCTTCTCATCAAAATCGGCTAAATGGATATTACGCTTCGTTCTGGTATATCCATATGCGAAGCCTTTCTCATATTCCAGAAGGTCCTCTTCATCAAAACGGTACCCCTCTGGATATAGGTATTTTGCACAAATCTCAAATAGCCATCTGACCCAAGAACTTGTAGTTTCACTATTGCCCATAGTAAATCCAATTACCATAGCTTCATCTCTGACTTCCATATCACGCTTTAATAACAAATGA